GCAATATGGCGGTATTGATCTGCGCAGCAAGAGTGACGCGCAGATCGCCGAGGCGGTGATCAAGCATGAACTGAGCGAGATGACGGGAAAAGAGTACCGCCCGCCCAAGGCCGACATAGGCGGCGTCGTCAGCTATGTGAACCCGAAGATCGTGGCGTTCGAAGGCGCAGACCTGAACGAGACATTCATGCGCATCCTGAAGACCGGCTTCCCTATCGGGCTGAACGGCTCGGTGAAGATGCCGGACTGGCTGGCCAAGAAGCGCATCCGCATCGGCAAGACGGACTACCAGATGGGCATCGGCGGCCTGCACTCTTGCGAGAAGTGTCAGAGCATCGTGGCCGGCCCTGACGAGATTCTCGCCGATTTTGACGTAGCCAGCTACTACCCGAGCATCATCCTGAAGCTGCGCCTCGCGCCGCCGAAGATGGGCGATGACTTCCTGAAGGTCTATCAGGGCATCGTCACGCGCCGACTAAAAGCAAAACAAGGTGGTGACAAGCTCACCGCTGACACGTTGAAGATCGTCGTGAACGGATCGTTCGGAAAGCTAGGGAGCATGTACAGCGCACTCTACGCGCCGGAGCTGATGATCCAGACCACGATCACCGGGCAGCTCTGCCTGCTGATGCTGATCGAGCGGCTGGAGGTGGCAGGCATCCGCGTCGTGAGCGCGAACACTGACGGCATCGTCGTGCATTGCCACAAGGACATGGCCGTCGATCTGGAGGGCATCACGTTCGACTGGATGCTCGACACCAGCTTCGAGCTGGAGCGCGCCGACTATCGCGCCATCCACAGCCGCGACGTGAACAATTACATCGCCGTCAAGAAGGACGGCTCGACCAAGCGCAAGGGCGTCTACGCCGAGCCGGCCCTGTCGAAGAACCCCGAGTTCACGATCGTGGCCGACGCAATTGCTGAGTTCTTGAGTAAGGGAATGCCGGTCGGGCGCACTATCGAAAACTGTCGAGATTTGACGAAGTTTGTTTCAATTCGTCGCGTTGAAGGTGGTGGCATTTGGCGCGGTGCGTATCTTGGTAAATCAGTGCGTTTCTATTACTCGACTGAGGTCAATCCAGATGAGCAGATTTCTTACGCCAAGAATAAAAACAAAGTGCCTAAGACAGACGGCGCACGTCCAATGATGACGTTGCCGACAGAGTTTCCCGCAGATGTCGACTTTGGCAGATACATCACTCTTGCGCGCGAGGGGTTGAAGGATATGGGGGCCTTGTGATATGAAAACGTATCTCTATAGGCATTTTAATGCGGACAATGAGCTTCTTTATGTTGGCATATCTCTCAGCGCATTAAACCGTCTTGGGCAGCACAGAGACAATTCGCATTGGTTCGACACAATATCCCGTGTCGATATTCAAAAATTTGATACTAAAGAAGAAGCTCTCAGTGCTGAAACATTGGCTATTCGCGAAGAAAAGCCGAGGCACAACATAAAGAAACAGGGGGACATAAAAGAAGAAGAAAAAATGCAAAGAAAAACAATTATAAACGCTGAATTTTCGCGCAAAGATCTTACAAGTAAAATTGTATATTTCAACGTGATCTACACGCATCAAGAGGTTGCGCGCATCCTCAAAATATCGACTTCTGCTGTGAAATTATTGATCCATGAGAAGAAACTTGGATCAATAATCTTGCCCCCAAGAAAAAATGGAATGACTTCTCATGGTACACCACACAAACCAAAAGAAGTTATCAGTGGATGGCAGTTGATAACCTACCTTGAGACATTGCATGAGGGGACGTTTTAATGCGTGAGAAGCAAATAGAACAGGCTTTGGTCTACCGCGTGAAGGAGCTGGGCGGCTTGTGCGAGAAGTTCGTGTCGCCCGGTCGCCGCAGCGTGCCCGACCGGCTGGTGACGCTCCCCGGCGGCAAGATCATCTTCGTCGAGCTGAAAGCTCCCGGCAACAAGCCGACCGAGGCGCAGCGTCGTGACCATGAGCGTCGCCGCGCGCTGGGCTGCGAGGTGCGCGTGATCGATAACATGGACGATGTGCATGCTTTCCCGTACTGACCTGCACGACTATCAGAACCGCTCGGTCGACTTCATCATCAAACGGCAACGCTGCGGCCTGTTCCTAGAGATGGGACTTGGGAAGACCGCCTCGACGCTCACCGCCATCGCCGACCTGACCGGCGGCGCGGTCGTGAACAAGGCGCTCGTCATCGCCCCGCTGCGCGTCGCCAACAGCGTCTGGGCGCAGGAGGCTCTGAAGTGGCGGCACCTGAAGCACTTGCGCGTCAGCGTCTGCACCGGTAGTGAGAAACAACGTCTTGCGGCACTACAGACCGAGGCTGATGTTTACGTCATAAATCGCGAGAACGTGGACTGGCTGGTTGATTTTTACAAGACCAAGTGGCCTTTCGACATGGTCATTATCGATGAAAGCTCGTCCTTCAAAAACCCTTCGTCGAAGCGTTTCCGCGCCATGCGCAAGGTGCTGCCCTACACTAACTACATGGTGCTCCTAACCGGCACGCCGTCACCGAACGGGCTCCTCGACGTGTGGGCGCAGATGTACATGGTGGACTTCGGGCAGGCGCTGGGGCGCACGATGACGGCCTACAAACAGCGGTTTTTCGAAAGCGATTACATGGGCTATAAATGGACGCCGCGCGAAGGTTCCGCGCAGAAGATCCACGACCTTATGACGCCGCATGTGATCCACATGAGCGCAGAAGACTATCTGGAGCTTCCTGACCGGATTGACCTGATTGAGCGCGTCGAGATGCCTGCGACGGCATTGTCGGCTTATAAAATGTTCGAAAGGAGTCTCTTGGCGGAACTGCCGGACGGCGAGGTTGTGGAGGCAATGACGGCGGCGGTACTCGCCAACAAGCTCTTGCAATACGCCAATGGCGGAATGTACACTGACGAGAACCACAACTGGTCAGAAATCCACGCCGAGAAACTTGATCGCCTTGCTGAGATCATTGAAGACAATCCGAACGAAAATTTGCTGATCGCTTATAATTACAAGTTTGATCTGGAGCGACTGTTGAAGCGTTTTCCGCAGGGGCGTGTTCTCGACAAGGAACAACAAACCATTGATGACTGGAATGCCGGCAAGATTAAATTGTTATTTGCGCATCCTGCCTCCGCCGGCCACGGTTTGAATCTTCAGCTTGGAGGCAATGTCATTATCTGGTTCGGATTGACGTGGTCACTGGAGTTGTACCAGCAATTCAATGCACGCCTGCATCGACAGGGACAAATGAATGCCGTTCGGGTTGTCCACATCATCTCACGCGGAACGATTGATGAGCGTGTTTTGGCAGTGCTTAACATGAAAGAGAAGACACAAAACATTCTTCTAAAGGCCCTAAAACCCTAAAAGTAAAGCCACTTGACGTAGGGTCTTTTTTTTGAAATTGTCGGGTGGCTTAGAAATGGAGACACAATGAAGTTTATCATCACAATGAACATGCCTGTCAGGACCAAAGACAAGGCAAATCTGCAACAGCTTGTGCATCAGGTTATCGCAGAGCACCCAGCCAAAAGTCTTGAAGAATTTTTGGAGATCGCTCAAAGCAATGATTTCATCATTGTCGAGGAGCTATACAAAGACGATTCTGGGTACTTCTCGGTCGGGAAGACAATGCTAAACCATGCACACATTGGAAAAGTAAAAGTCGCACAGTAGGAGATGATCATGAGAAAGTCAGTAGATGAGATCTTGAGGCAACGCCAGACGACACACGGGGAGTATTCTGATCAGGCGCTGATCGCGCAGAACCTGAAGGATATTATTCGTTCATCATCCGGCTACCTGAAAATGAACCCAGCAATGCGCGAAGGCGTTGAGATGATCGCGCACAAGATTGCGCGATGCTGTGCCGGCGATCCTTATGAGGCTGACCATTGGCTTGATGTTCAGGGTTACGCTGCTCTTGTCCATGCTCGTGTTGCAAAGCCAGAGAACGCCGTTGAGGATGACGTGAAGTCTATGGTCTCACGTTTGCCTTTAGACATTGT